TCCCTTTACAAAAGTTGGAACTGTGAGTGTAGCATCTTCATTTAAATGAACAGTAGTAAATGGTTGAATGTCATAAAGAGCAACATCCCATTGATTAGTATTAGCATTTGATGAAGAATATGTTCCAGATTCTAATGCAAAATCATAAATTCTTGCAACACCAATTTCAGTACCTGGTGCAGACATCACATTTGCTGCACTTGCCGTACCCTGTCTCTGATCTCTTAAACTTACAATATAAGTATTACCGATTCCGATTTTTGGAGATCCAGTAACTCTATCAACTTCTAATGTTGCACCTGTATTATAATTTATTCCTTGACTTTTTAAAAACTTTGCATTTCTTGGTTTGGGGCATTCTAATTGTTCAGTTGAAATTTTAGTAATTTCATACCCCTTTACAAATGCTTTACCAGCAGAAACTTGATATATTCCAAGAGAATCTTTAGCTGGAGATCCTGTTTCAGTAAGTTCACCTATATTATAAAGACCGTTATTACCTAAACCGTTATTTAAAGAATTTTTTAATGCTATATTAAAAGGTTTAACAGTATAGTCACCCGATTCAGCAAATGTTCTTCTAGCAAGTTCATCACCAAATATATTATAATCTGTAGTTGCAGCAGTAGCAGTTTTTAATACTCCACTATTAATAGTACCTAATTCAACAAAATTATTATCATTTAAGTCGTCAAGAGGTTTTTGTAATAAAGAACATGAAATTTTAAGGCGATCTGCACCTGGTGCAGCAAAATTATTAAATCCTTTTGAATTATCAGTTAGAGTTTCATCTTCATCAGAATTGATAATTTCTTCTATAACTCGTAATCCAACCCTACATGATGGAAGATTATCATACTGAGATAATATAATAGTTTCTTTCTCTACATTAACAAACTGTCCTCTAACAAAATATACACCATCGGCAATAGAGAATGAGGCTCCTGTAGAAGTAGCATCTAAAGAAATACAAGATGCGAAAGATTCTCCAGCAGGAATAAATGTATCATTATCTGGACCAGAAGTTATATCAGCACTAGATGACAATAATTCTCCATCAACAAATGCTTCTAAATTATTATTTTGTACACCTGAAGAAATATATTGTACATATACTGTTAAATTATCTCTTTCAGAGTCTTCTGCTTTTAAAATTTTATCAATTATTGCAGCAACACCAGATGATTGACCTATAATTTTTTTACCAACTAACTGATCAAGATATGAATCTACAGGAATCCCTAAATGCGATTCATTTATTTCTACAGCAAAATAATTTTTAGTATATAAAGTATTACCTGGAATTACTCTAGAACCTTCTTTAAAGAAGTGTTGACCAAATTTTTCAATTTGATTTTGTAATATAGATTGTAAACCAGTTAGTTCTCTTGCTTGAACAGGATAACCTGGCTTAAAAAGAACCTTATGATAATTCTGATATTCAGAATAATCATCAAAGTATGGTGATACGTTGAGATTGGTTGTTTGAGCCATTGTTTATTAAAACTGCAATATAACTTTGATGTCCTCTTTTTGATTAGAAGATCTGGTAATAGCTGGTCTATTATCGATATAAATCAAGTTTCCAGAGTATTTTTTAACTTCTGGATTTGATAAACCATCAGTAAAGGATTGACCAAGGTAATATGTTCTATTATTTATTGAGGTTGAAAGACCGCTAAAATCAGTACTTATTGATAAGTTAGTACTTCCACCAACAATAGTAAGACTACCACCAGTGGTAATCTCCTTAGTAAATCTAGTCAAATTGTATCCATATGTAGTGGTAGTTTGAGCAACTCCAGCAGTATTAAATCCTGCGAGAGTTCTATCTTGCCAATACTTTAAAACTCCAGTAGTTTCATCATAATTAATAACTTTTCCTACAGCAGTAACTCCAGTACCCGTTGTTTGGGTAAAAAGAGAGTCTCCTGTAAATGATGCTCCACTCCAACCAGCACCTGTCAAACGTAAAGCATAAGCATTACTAGCTTTATCAATATCCAACTTGGAGGTGCTTCCAAATTGAATTGGATTTTCAATAATACCTATTCTAGCAAATTGATTTCCAGTAACAAAGTCGGGATTTTCTGCGTCATTTTCAACTCTTGCATAAAGTAAAACATTAGTTGCACCCAATTCACGGTAGATATCCTTTCCATGACCTCCTTGAGGTGGAATGATAACATCTAAGGTAGGAAGTGTGGTTGGAATAGGAACCCCACCCGCAACTAAATCAACATTACCGTAAGTATATCCAGACCCTTGATTTGAAATTGTTATTGATTCAACTTTAGAATCATTATTAACAACAACTGTGCATTCTGCATTATCACCATCACCTTTAATTGGAACTCTTGTATATGTTCTATTCGCAGTTCCTACACCAACTCCACGATTTTTTACAACAACAACTTTAATACCACCATCAACTGCATTATCTCTAACTGCTTCATGATCTGCATTACTATCCCAATCTAAAGGAACAGGTATAAATTCTGTAGAATCAAATTTTGTTAATTCTGAAGGTTTAATTGTATAAAGATATTTCCATATATAACCATCACCACTTGTTCCAGCTGATCTTGGTTCTAAATCTGTAAATGTTGGTTCATCTAATGAAGGTTTACCATCTGGAGTTTCTGGAGTAGTACCGTTTTGTAAACACACATATACTCTATAATCAGTATTTACAACATAATAAATTGCACGATATAAACTTGTACCAGGTGAATTTGGAGGTGTATTGGTAATATCATAATCTGGACGATAGTAATCGTAAGTAGTACCAGATGACCAACTATTCTTCTTTACCACCTGCATCACATCACTAGAAGATATCTTCTTAAGTGCTAAAACAGTATCCCAATAGTCATTTACATCATTAAAATTATCAATGGGTGCAGGGGGATCATTATCCCAATCAGACTGAATACTTGTAGGATTAGGAAGTCCCACAAACGCATAGTAAGAATTATCAGAAGTTGTAATTCCTGAAATGAAATTCTTTGCGTTTAATATTCTGATCTGATCAGTTATAATTGCAGACATTTTTATAATTTTTTAGTTATTTATGGAGTAATTAAGCATCATCAATTTCCTCATAAGAAACTAAGCATGTAGTACCCGATTCACCATCAAATGTAACTGTTTGACTCTCTGTTAAATAGAACCCAGTTAAATTATACGAATGCCAAGTGTCTGGAGAAGTGGATCCTCCACCTGCAATTTGTATACCAGCAGCAAAAACATTAGTCTCGGTATTAGATGCGGAAGAGTGAACGTTTATAGAAGTAACCTTTATTAACTTGTCAGTAGCACAAGTTATTACGGTTTGATTACTACCATTACCACTAACTGCAGCATTTTTACCATATATTGAAGTTGCATTTAATAAATTTGGAGCGGCCATTTTGAATTACTTTCCTTTTTGTGTATTTATGTGTTTTATAATTAATTTGAGTAGAATGATTGTACCATATGTTGATTATATGCAAATGATGCTGCTCTATGAGCAAATACATTACCAAGAGCATAAGATGCTGCTCTTATTTTAGTTGTAGTTAAAGCACTACTCCAAGTTGGTGCAGAACCAGATCCTGCTGATATTAAATACTCACCAGAATTACCTGCTGCTAAAATATCAGTAGCATTATTTCCAGTTTGTATTACTAATCTATTGGTTGCATTGATTGCTAAGTCAGTAGAAGTAGCAGCATTACCAGTACAAGATCCTGAAGAACCTGATGCATTACCTGTTAAAGCTCCAACAAATGATGTTGCTCCTAATGCACCAGTGTCAGAGTTGAATGTTAAATTTGATCCACTCTTTGCTCCAAGGTTTCCAGTTGCAGCAGTTGTGAATAGTGGGAAACAAGTTGTGTCTGATGACTCATCAGCAACTGTGATTGTTGTACCAACTGTTGCAGTATCAGCATTACCCGTTACATTACCAGTTAAAGCTCCAATAAAGGTTGTAGCAGTTACTATACCAGCAATAGATGCTGCAGCACCAACTATATTAGTTACTTCAATGGATGGAGAACCACTAAGACCAGTAGCAGTACCAGTTAAAGGACCAGAAAATCCTGTAGAAGTTGTAACACCAGTTATTATAGCTCCATGCTTATCAGTAGTTATCTTAAGACTATTATTATGATACAGTTCTGCAGCTTGAGAAGATGCTCTCCATGAGAAAGCTTTACCAGCTATACCACCAATATCAATTCCAAAATTAGATTCAAATGCAACAACTGACCCAGTTGCGTGGTAGTATGTCATTTTAGTGCCATCTGAATATATTATGGCATCATTATTAGCACCTATCCTAAACTCTGCAGTATCACTTAGATATACTGTAGAAGTAAAACCAACATGATCAGAAAATGTAGAAACACCAGCAGTAAATGTATCCCCAACTGTCATACCACCACTAAAGGTTGATAATCCAGTTGCAGTTAAAGTTCCATCAACAAAGAAAAGATCACCAGGAACATCAGTTCCAACACCTACCCGACCAGTACTAACATCAGCAAATAAAGTTGAAACACCAACTCTTAAATCACCATTAAGATTAGAAGTACCACCAAATGTTGATACTCCACTTACATTGAGGTTAACGGAGTTCATTTCATTATATGTTACATCATCAAGGACAAATAAATCCCCTCCAACATATAAATCACCTACTACTGTAGCTCCCGTACTAACTGTTTCAAGTACACGTACATTATTATGGAATAGTTTCGGCAGCACCAGCTTTGGTAATCTTAACAGCAGCACCATTTGAGTCTATTAATAGATTACCTGTTGCCTGATCTTTAATCCAACTATTACTAGCATCATGATACAAAGTTAAATCAGATCCAGCTCCGAAGGCAATTTTCGCATTATCTCCAAATTCTAAAGTATCTACCGACGCATCCCACATCATATCATAATTATCACCACTAACATTAATATCCCCACCAGTGAAACTTGTTACACCAGCAACATTTAAATTAAGAGTAGTAAGTCCTTTTCCAACTTTTACATTACCTAAAGGAACACTAAGACCGTTATTCTCAGCAGTCGTTGTTCCAATACCTACGCTACCTGTTGTATGAATACCAGTAGAATTACTAGTAAAAAATCCTGTTCCTGTTAATGCAGCAGCAGTAATCTGAATGGCACCAGTTGGGCCACCAGAAAGAGTTATATTTGATCCAGCAGTTATAGATGTTACAATACCTGAAAGAAGAGTAGTTCCATTATTTCCTGCACCAGTCAACAAACTATAAACTTCATTAAAATTTGAATTTATCTTTCCAGCACCAACTCTCAGACTATCGCCTGTTCCATCATCCGCATTGGATCCCGTGTTTATGCCTAACTTTGCCATTATAGTGTCTTAGTTATAAAGATATTTAGACGGTATATTATGTAGAATAGTTTTTAAACTTCAATTTCTGGGTTCTAATAACATTATCACCCGTTGTAATTCCAACAGCACCCTTATCGGTATAAGAATCAAATGAATTTGTAGCAGATGCTCTATCAACAAGAACCATTTTACCCCAACTAAATTCACCAAAGAAATAATCAGGACCAATACGTCCAGTTGGAGGGCTGAATGCAGAATAATTTGTTGAGATTCCACCAGTGAAACTTGTTCCACCACCACTATTATCAAATTTATAATATGAGGAATCAAAAGTAATAGTAGATACGTCAAACTTAATAGTTCCAATTCCAGTAATATTTGCTTTCACTTGTCTAACATAAGTTGTTATACCAGAAGGATATCCATGACCAGTTACATACCTTTGTACATCCCAGTAGTCAGAAACTTGATAAACACAATCAATGTTGTTACCAACATAAGTATCATTTAAAGTAAAGTGAGTTGTTACTCCAATTTGAGTTCCATCTTGTCTTGTGGTTGCAAATGTTGTTGAACCTATACCAACAGTAGAATTCTTAACTACAAAGTAATCACCCGTCTGAATGCCACTAAGAGCAGAATTTCCAAGTCCTGGATTTGTTAGATCATTATTTCTAAGAGGAGAATCAAGAGGGACGAAGAACTGGAATACTGCTTGATTAGTTCCACCAGCTGCAGTTGTTCCAAATCCAACAATAACACCTTGATCACCATAGTAACTAGAAACAGTATTGTTCTCAATAACTGTAGGTGTAGTTGGTGGACTAATCAAAACAAGTGGTGGATTTGCTGATGTATATCCAGCTCCCACAGAATAATCATTATATTCAGATGTTCCACCATAAGATACCGTTATAGATGTTACTACGCCAGCAGTAATAGACGCTGTGGCAGTAGCACTTAATGTCGCTCCCAAACCAATAGGACTTTCAACAGTAACCGTAGGTGTAGTTAAATAACCAGATCCACCATTAGATATTGCAATAGAAGTTACTTGAGATGTATCATCATTAACAATTGCTGTTGCAGCTGCACCCGATCTTACAATCTCTGACTTAAGAGTAATTTCCTTTTGGAATTCTACATTAACAATGTTTTCGTTCTTAGGGTTAAAGAATGGTCTTGCATTATCAACATATACAATAGTAGAACCAACACCTACAGGTTGAGTTAAATATGCTGTTGGATGAATAATTGGTTCATAGAACTCACGATCTTTTGCAACTCTCTTACCACTAATAAACTTATCTTCAGTTTGCCTACACCATACAACTGGACGTAGCATTCTGCTATTATCAGTTAAACCTGGTCCATAGTATGGATGAGTATTAACAGTTCCTGATGAAATGATATCAGTAACTGTTCTATGATCTTGATTCAAGAATTTATCTTGGTCAATATCAAATGGATTTTGTTTTAGTCTTCTGTCTGCTTTAATTGTAAGATTATCACCCTTCTTCACAGTATCAATAACATCAACGTCTACAACGTCTACACCACCAGTTCCCTTATAGAAGAGGAACTTAAGAGTATCGCCAGCATATGAACCATCTGAATTAGATCCTTTAGGTGCTTCTTCAAATGTTATATTACTTCCACCTTCAAAGAAGTATGCAGCACCAGGAACTTGTAAAATATCATTAATGAATATAAGAAGACAATCTCTAACATTTACCAAAGCACCTGGTTTTGCTTGAATTGATAATGAATTACCATCTTTAGAAATTGGGAATGTCTTTCTAACACTATCAAATAAATTAGAGAAATCATCAAGAACTTCTAATTGTCCAACTGACCATGCAGTAAATACATCATTATCAATAGTTTCTACAGTTAGTGTAAATTCATCATTAGTAATATTATAATTTGCATTCGTTGGAATTCCAGTTGTTCCTCCAGTTGGAACTGTTAGAACATGACCTACACCATAACCATATCCAGTATTTGTCAATGTAAAATCAACCATACTAGAACCTTGGCCAACAACAACAGAACCTCTTGCTTGATTACCACCCTGTGATGGAGAAGTATCACTATATTCTAATAAAAGATCTTCATATGATACAGGATCATCAATAACAATCCTTGCTAACTTATCAACTCTACCACCTCTAGAATATCTGTGATTTCTTGTTGATACTCCACTATTAACCTCAAATCTATTATCATCTAATATTCTAAGAACAGTAGTTCCATCAAAAGCAACATCCTGCTTACTTAATGAATTGTTACTTGCTCTAGGTGCAATGATTGTAGGTTGAGCAGTTCCTCCACTTACATATTGAGTTGGAACAGTTGATATACCAACATTAATAGTAAACTGTGTAGCACTTGCAACACCAGCAACTGAAACACCTGCATAATAAGGATCTCCTTCTCTAGGATACCTATGCTGAGTTGCATAAGCATCTTTAGAACATGTGAATCGTAAAGACTCTTTTGCTATCTTAATACTCTTTTCAGTAGTTAGTTCATGCGTTCCAATATTTAATTTAAGATGCCCTAATCTCTCGTCATATTCGGCAGCAGAGACGTTAAAATAGACTATAGAACTAATTCCAACCTTAACGGTAATAGTGTCTGTTGTAACGGCAGTGATGGCAGTATTAATGCCAGCCACAGGGTCACTTGCACGAGGATATGGATGGTCACTACCATAATCATCCATCTCACAAGCAAATACAATAGATCCAGTAGAAATTCCTAAAGTATCATTAGTTCCCAATCCATGAGCAGGAACTGTAAGAACCAAATTACCTGTAGATCCATCATATGTAGCGTTTGTTGGTGTGAATTGAGTTCCACCAGCACCAGTAGCAATGGCGTTCTCTAATGCATATCTAAAGGCATGTGGATATGTTCCACCAGAAATAATTGCACTTGTTGCAGCACCTACAAACCTATGTGTATACTGATCTCCAGCATATGCAGCACCTACATTAAGAGTAATTGTTGTTCCTGCTACACCAGTAATAGGAATTGCAGTATCATAATATGGATCACTTGCACGAGGATATTTGTGCTCAGATGAATAACCATCTTTATTACAAGTAAAGGTTAATCCTTCCTCATTAAGTTTAACAGAAGTTCCAGCAGTTAAACTATGAGATCCAATAGAAAGGATCATATCACCAGTATCTTTATCATATGTTGCACCATTTGGTGTAAACTTAACAAATGGTGATGCACCAATATTAACGGTAATAGTATCTGTAGTTTTGGAAGTAATTGCGGTTGCTATTCCAGCTACAGGATCAGTTGCACGAGGATAAGATTTAGTAGATGTATTACCATCCATCTCACAAGTAAATGTTATAGAACTTGTTGCAAATGAAACGGTATTTGATGTTGTATATGAATGTCCAGCAATGGTTAATACTAAATCACCAGTTGAAGGAGTATATACAGCATTTGTTGGTGTAAATGTTCCTACACTAGTTACGGTTACGCCATTAGTTGTTGCACTATCAAATGTATGTACATAATTACCACCAGTTATCAATGCATCAGTTGCAGCTTCCACAAATGTATGCTCATAACGAGCACTTGGTCCTTTAGCAGCAGTTACATTAACTGTAATCGTACCATCATTGTATGTTAAACCATCTGTTGTTGCTGACTTAAATGTATGAACTCCTGTATTAGTAGAAGCAGATGCTGATCCAGTTGTAATTCCTAATACATTAACTTCAAAAGTATTGGTAGTTACATTAGTAATTGTTAACCATTGACCATGAACAGGATCATATGATCTTGGATATGAGTGATCAGTAGTATGTTGATCCTTCTCACATGTGAATGTTAAAGAATTATCAGCAAGTTTAATTTTGTCTGTATTTGAGAATCCATGACCAGCAACTGTAAGTGTTGTAATACCAGTTGTTGGACTATAAAGAGCATTTGTTACAGTGTATGCTTTACCATCACTAGCAATTCCGATTGAGGTATCAAATACTGAATCTCTATTTCTTGGATATATGTGATTAACAGTTGCACCCAATCCACAAGTCATTGCAAGACCAGTTAATACAACCTGACTACTCTTACCACTAATTGATAATCCATGAGCAGATGATGTTGTTACAGTCATAATACCAGTGGTATTAGTGTAAACTGCACTTTGAATACCTACAGCAGGAGCATAATTACAAGTAAATCCAATACCAGATAATACAACCTCTTCACCTCTTGATAATCCATGAGCAGTTGCTGTAGTAATGGTGGTTAAACCAGTAATAGAACTATATCCAACATTTCTTATATCTCTTGGTTTATAGAATACTTGTGGATTAGTAATGTTGATACTGGTAACAAAACCAGCAACAACAGTAGCAAGACCGATACTTGTAATACCAGCTGCTCCGAGACTTTCAGTTTGTAATCCTACAGTAACAGTTTGAATACCAGATCTATAACCAGAACCACTATTACCAATAGAAACTGTTGTAACAGTTCCTGCTAGAGATACTACAGCAGTTCCTCCTGCAGATACAAGTGGTTGATAATTAAATCCATGACTTGATGCAACAGAAACAATAACTCCACCAACAGGAATATTTGCATTATTTGGATCATATGAGACAGAACTTGCTGTACCAGTAAATCTAACACTTGATACACCAGCACTTTCCTCAACTATCTCATAGTTTGCATTTGCTCCTGGTTGCTGGAATATTCCATTAATCATAAAGACACCATTAATGGTATTCATTCCAGAAACATTGGAATTATTTGCAGTTAATGAGAAAGTTTTATCTTTTCCAGTAAACTGTTGAGAAATATCATCGTAGAGATAGTTTTCTGTATATGTTTCAGTTGTTCCGTTTATTGCACCAGAACGAGTGAAGACTCTTCCATTAAAACTTGATGATGTAGTAATACCTGTCCAATCTCGATATTCAGGAGCTGCTGTAGAAGTAGAAATTGGATTCTTACCATATGGTGCTTCAATAAAGTTGATTGTATTCTCAACAATATTATAATTACCTCTAATCTTAGTTACCGTTGCTCCTGCAGTGTGCTCTGCTAAAGTAGTTCCTAACCAATTACGTTGAACTTTGAATACATTTGTGCTTCCAACACCAACAGAAAGAACCTTCATTATCTCATCATCAATCTGCACATAATCTGCACCAAAGATTGAAGTTATTCCACTAAATCTGGCAACATCCTCAGTTACCATAAGATCTTTTGCTAATGTTGTAGTTACTGCAGTTCCTGCAATTGGTGATTGAATTGCATTATCAATTGATACAAGAACCTTTGTATTTTGATTCTTAGCAATGAAGTAATGTTGAGTAGTGATACCAACAGAGAGGAATTCAAAAGGAACAGGAATTCTCTTTAGTGCATCTTCTGCAGATTTTGCAAGATTTATTTTATCTTCACTTAATTTAATAGCAAAAACAGTTGGAGGTAAGACACTAGTATTACCAATACCAGATACATTTGTTGTACCTATACCAATTGAGTTAGTTCCAACACCAGTTAATGGTTTGTATGTAAGTTCTTGTCCAGTTACAAAGAAATGATTTGGAATACTAATTGAAGACTCAGTACCATTAATTGCAACAATTGAACTACTTTCTCCATCAAATTCTCTCTTAAATATTGGATCTTCTTTATGTGTTAAATCGAATGCCTTCTTAACAGCATTTTCAGTTCCTTCATAGAAACCTTCCATACTAGTAATAGAAGCCTGCTCAAGATCTAATGTTGCTTCTCCACCAAGTGCTCTAGTGCTAGGAATTAATGAGGTATTCTCCTCAATTCTCATCGCATTCATAAAGGTTTTAACTTCTATGTCAATACCAGAATTTGGAGTAAATGTTATCTCAGTAAGACTTTGACCCACACCAGTTCTTCTAGCACCAATAGTACCCAGTCCAGTAACAGGGCCACCATCAGAAACAACATTACCATACTCAGTAAAGTAAACTTCTTCAGGGAGACTTCCATCCCAATCATCAACTACTAAAACTTCTTTAAATTCATAATGCTGATTTGTTAAGTCAGAAACCTGAACTATACAATAAGCAGCATCATAATGATCAGTAAATGTTGCTACACCAACTTGTTCAGGAACACCAGTTGCTTCAATTTGTTTCTGCTCAACAAGGATTGAACCAAATGACATGTCATAAGTTCCAACTCCAACAGCTGACTCTGATGAAATACCAATCGTAAGTGTACTAACTCTTGCAGTTGTAATTCCAGCAGCAGGATAGTAATCTAATTTTAATACATTATTTGAATCTACATATGGTCTATAAGTTCCTAAATCACCTGTAGAAGAATATGCATCTATTGAATGAATTGTTAATTGACCGTAAGTATCATATGATGCTTCACTACCGTTATGAATTATATTAAGTTCATCAAATTCAGCATCACCTTCACTAGTTTCAACACTTACTAATACTTTTGCAGATCTACAATTATTTCTATCTGTTGCACCAATTCCTGCTATGGATACGATAGTTCCAGAACTTCCTCCTGCAATTAATACATTAGAGGATGCAACACTAACCAATGATTCAGTATAAGATCCAGTTGATACCCCTATAGTGGTTGAACCGATAGCAGAGAGAGTATTTGTTCCAATACCGATTCCATCAATGTTATATGCCCAACTAACTACGTTGTAATTGTTATATGCATATTTTGTTGGATAGAATCGTAGAATACCATCAGAACCATCAAGAACATAATCAAAAGAACCAAGATCTACAGTAGTTTCAACCCTACCATATTGGTTAATCATTGAGAAACCACGACCAGTATCATTATAAACAGTTACCATCATTAACTGTCTCTCACCTGTATAAAGTCTATCTCTTACATAAGTAATAAACTTTTGAAGTCTACCATCAGCTGCCCTATGTCTAGAAACATCTGCAAACCTTGTAGATCTTGGATTACTATTAAATTCACTACTAAAGTCATCAATAGTAAGAACTCTATTAGATACTGATTGTGAATAATCAGTTAATATTTGAGTATTAAATGATATTTCATTTGAGAATGCTTGATCAGATCCTAATAGATAATTTTCTGAAACTAAATCAAAGTTATATTCACAATTTAAGTTCTCAACTCCAATTAGTTGAAGTTGATTAGTAACTTTTGAAGTAGATCCTACACTAATTGGTTGAGCAAGAGTAGATTCAATTTGAAGTTCACTAAATTTCTTAAATCCAGAAGTATGGTTTATTGAACTAACAACTTCTTTCCATGTATCAAAAGGAACTTTAGATTTAATAGAATATGAGAAATTTTGATAATAATCATTATCATGAATTCTTTGATGCTCATTATTCAAAACTCCTGTTAAATATTCCCATCCATTTTCAACAACTGAGAAATAATCTAATTTATAAGAAGATGCAAATGATTCTCTTTCACTTATAAGTCCTTTATCTCCAGTATCAGGAGAAACAAGAATATTACCAACTTTAAAATCATCAGAACTTTCTACAGTTAATAATTTAACATCTGATAACCAATTACCAACAGTTCCTTCAGCAAATCCATCTGTTACATGATCTGATGTTCTAAATCTATTAGCTTTTAACTTTATATCAAATTGTGGGAATAAACCTTCTGGAACTAACGTACCATCAGAAGTAGTGCTATCAAATCTACCTGGAGTTTCACCTACGCCAAGATGTCCACCTAAGTTATAAGTTACTGTTCCAATACCACCAAGATTTGTTGCAATTCCAGTTAATTTAAATCTACTATAACCATACTTATTAGAGTTAAATCCTTTAGCAGTTGATCCAATACCAACACTAATATTTTCTACTAAAACATTATCTCCCAGTCTGAATGGGAAAGTATCTATGGTACTATAAGCATCCTTTAGTGTTACTGATACATCATTAGTATCACCATCATAAACAATATTTGAAACTCTAATACCATTTGGATTACCTACTGGTATGATTATTGGTGTTGTATTTGATAAATCATTTGTATTCTGAAGAATATCAACTTCTCTCTTTGTAGGATAGAATCTAAGATCAATTTCTTCTATTTGTTCTTTGGTTCTACCATCAAGAACAATTAAACTTGGAGCACTATTATATCCTCTACCAAACGAGGTGACTCCAATTGATTTAAACCCAGTTAGAGGTTCAATCTTTAAGGTTTGTGGGAACCTAACTTCTGGTCTTAATGTTAAATCAGCAGGATAATCAAATCCAATATTTTGAATTTTTGTCTTTACTGCTTTACCGATAGTCTTAGTAGAGGCTTGCAATACAGAACCAGAACCAAGATCGGATGTAACAGTCGAAATTCCTGGTAATTGTGTATATCCTTTTCCACCCTCACTTAGATTAATCTTTGCAATAGGTCCATAAGCAAATGGGGAGATTGTTTCGTATGAAATCTTAGATGTATCTGCACTTGCAGTATAAGTAGACTCTTCTGGAATTCTACCTAAATCATAAGAAAATGTAGTACTACCAGTAGAGATAATCTTAAATTTGCCATTATATCTACTACTTTCAAGTATAATCTGATTATTTAAATCAACTTCATCATCAAGAACAATTTCTTTGTTTACTACAGGATTATCTTTTAGATTTAATGGAACTAATCTATAATAGAGTAAATGTGGAGTAGATTCATTAAGAGTAAATGTTACCTTCGCATCAGCAGTTACACCAACGATACCAGTTTGTTTAACCTCAAATTCCTCACTCTTTCCATTAGTTTCATATTTCTCCGCATAATTAGAATCACGATATAATTCAAACTTAAAAGCAGAATAATCTGTAGAGTTTTGAGTATATCCTAAAGAAGAATCTGATAAATCAAATATTACTGCAGAATTTTTATAGAATGATAGAGGAGGGTTGATTGGATAAATTTCACCACCAGAACCACCACTAGAAAGACCTACAAAGGTAGGAATCCCTTTAGTAGTTTGATACTTAGTAGTTGCTAACTTAATATTGTTTCTATCAAGAACATAAACGTAATATTGATTCTCATCTACTAATCCACCCACAGCTCCAGAAGATTTATATACAATTTTCTGTCCTGTTCTTAATTTATGATCAGAAATAGTAATACTATCAGGAATACCACTGACAGATGTTGAAGTCGTAACCCCTGTATGACCAAATTCTAATGAATTAGTTAATAATTTTCTATTGTGCTTATTATATGTAACTTTAACAGTTGTAGTAATTCCTGGATTTACATTAACATATACAGTATCATAATTATACAAACCATGAGTAGTAGCAGTAGAAACAGTTACTTTGTTTTTAGTTACATTACCTGTAAGAACATCTGGATTATTGTGTAGTTTGAAACTATGGTAAGTACCAGTTCCAAGACCAACAAAGAACATTAATCCAGTATTTTTATTAGTTTCTGCTATTCCAATATAATTTCCTAAACTAGTAATTCCAACAGAAGCTAACCCAACCCTAACTGTTGAAAGACCAATTAAATCTGCAGATAATGCAGTTACAAATAATGGACTATGATTAGAAAGAGGGTCATCAGATACACCAATAGTTCCAGCCATGTTGGTGTTAGTGGCAATTCCAATAGGAGATCCACCACCATTTGTATGATATGTAACTTGATCACCAGTTTTTAATTGATGATTTGGAATAAAGATTGATTGTGTTGGTATGAATAGTTCTGTTATACCTACACCTGGATTAGAGAAACTAATAGTAGTTCCTATACCAACACCACGGTTTGTTCCCATTCCAACAGATTCTATTGGATTGAAATAGAATTCCCTATTAAGTAACTGAGAAGAACGACCTTTGAATCCCGCATCGACAGTGAACTTTCTTTCAAGATTTTCTATTCTAGTTGTTGCAGTATGACCCGCACCAATAGAACCAACCCCAACAGGTTTAGCAACAGTAGCATTATATGCTCTTAAAACTCTTAATCTTGAATTTAAAAAGTCAACACTCAATACCTTAACTTGTTCTTGAGTTGTTCCAGCACCTATCTGTAAAATATCATTTTCTTTTACGAAAGGTGATCTTATATTTCCAGTTACTGAAATATATGTAACAATACCAGAATTATGTTTTTGTGCAGTTCCAATTCCTTGACTTAGTGATAATACACTTGTAGAAATTCCAATAGTAAATGAACCGTTTAATAATGTATTTGTGGTAGTTAATCCAGAAATAATTGCGGTAGTTCCATTATCAAAATTATGTGGTCCAGTATGAATACCAAGGAATCTTCCATTTCCTGAAGGATATAATTCAACATCTGTTAACTCAGTAATTTCAGTATAGATTGATGATACACCAGCACCAACAACTCTAGAAACTTTAGCTTTTGCTGGATATGAATTAGCAATTTCATCTTCAAATACAATATTATCATTTACTTGATAATTTGAACCACCTGTAAGTATACCAACAGCATCCACAGATCCTTTTTGAACAGATTTAATTATTGAATCTTGCTCAACAAAACTATTTGATTGTAAAACATAATCATAACCACTATTTTTCTGATTAAGAGAATATGGATATGTATTTCTAACCCAATTTGTTTGATTTAAATCTAAAGTACTTTGATCAGACTTAGTTTTGTAATTATCTGAAATTGGATTTGATTTAAAAGAATTTCCTATTAAATATGGGAATGCAGGTCGTTTAAAATTCTTAAATACACCATCAGAAGATGGGATAGCATCAAGAGTCGCAAAATATGCATATACCCCCTTTGGAAATTCGGGAGTTACACAAAATCTTCCATTATGAACATCAAGTATAGCTTCATCATTAGAGTTATTCCAAGTAAAATCTTCAACAAAGTATTCTGGAGGGAAAACACTAGTTGGAGGTCTATTTTGTTTTAGTTCAATATTATATCCCGATCTAAGTTGAGTGATTTGTCCACCAGACTGTTCAGAGTAACCATAAG